AGCTTGAATGTAATCACCAAACTGTTTATCTACATAAGCATTATAAGCATTTTGACTGTCTTGCCTATCGTCTTCTTTCTTCTTTTGATAATCAGGAATCTCTCCTATGAGACCATCACCACCTATCTCTTTAGCTTGTTTAGGTCCTGTGTCTTCTGGAAGACCTGCTGACTCCCCAGTTAGTTCTGGAGGTAGTTGAGATCCGGGGAATATCTGACCACCCGGTGTTGTTGTAGTAGTTATAGGTATTTTTGGTTTTGTACCAGTTTCGGGTCCAGTGGGACCAGTAGGACCTGTGGGACCTGTGGGACCTGTGCCTCCACCGTTACCTCCGCCTCCAGCTGCTCCACCTTCGGTTCCACCACCTTTGGAACCAGAACCTGTACCACTTCCTGATGTTGTCTTAGCAGGAGGGCCGCTTTTTCCCGGTCCTTTCTCAGTAGCTGCAGCCGGTTGTTTCTTACTCTCACCGGGAGTTAAGCTTGATAAAAAGTTCGGAAGTAATAAATCAAATTCTTTAGCGGGAACCTCTCCTGATCCTAAAGGTATCCAATTCTCAAATTCATCTTTAAGAATAGGGGAACCAAACTCAGGGTCACTAGATGCTCTCGCCTGTCCCAGAATAAATCCAATCCAGCTTCTAAGAATATCATGTTGTTTCATCGTAGCTCTATCACCATCTGATAATGCACCCATTGCTGTAGTAGGATCCTCACTCATAATGGCATCTCGTACCGATTGGGGTAATGCTTGGTTTAGAATATTTAAGTCACCACCCGCGTCAAGTACAGCTTGTAGCCAAGGTCGAACCGCTCCCGGAACTCCTTCCCACATTGTACCTTGTAGACTAAGAGCTTCTTCTGGGTCTACCCGCCAATTACCTGCACCCATTGGGTCATTGGTGGGGTCATTCGGCACCCACCTAAGAGCACCCACCGGAGGCCCTACCCACGGTTTTGTATCAACAAGTTCTTTTGTACCTGATATTGGATCAATAGACCATGTAATTCCATCCTTTGCGTACTCTGCAGGAATTGGTGGCAGCCCATCATTACGAGGATTATATGGATTGAAAGATTGTACTTCTCCATTTGCTTTAGCAAAAATAGCAGCTAGCATACCCTCGGCATCTCCTCCAGCTGCTGCGGGGTCGAAGTTAGGATCTGATTCATCTCCGGGATCAAATGTACCTTCTAATCCCATAGCTGCTGCATCTTGCATAAGAACACGGAGGTCCCACCAGTTATTTGTGTGTGTTGTAATAATTCGTTTGGTTTCGTCTATATCTGCTAATTTATTCCATTCAGGAGATTGTATAAGAAAATCATACTGTGCCTCAGTAAGTTGTACGTTGACATCTACAGGTTCTGTCCATGTTACACCATCTTCACTTTTTTGTTGCATTATACGTATTCGTAGTGTATTTGGACTGTCTTCTTTTTCAACTTCGTCTTGTAGAGTCTCTTGTGATGGATCGGGAATCTCACCTGTCAATACCTTCTGTGCCATCACATAAGAAACGATCATCGCCGCTTCTGCTGCCGAAATTTCAGACTCACTTCCATCCTTCATAACCCAAAATGTATCATTTGGTAAAAAAGTTCGATTATAAACTAGGTCATAAAAGCCTTGTAATTTATTAAACTTAAGTTTATCTTCGTTAGATAAGTTTGCATAATTACGATGTATTGAAACGTATAGGTTATATGTAGCTCCTTCAGGAAGAGGTTTCTTAATGGTACCAGTTGTAGTAGAAGAAGCGACACTAGCCATGTAAGCATTGTATGCAGCTTGCCCTTCAGGAGTTTCAAGATTCCAATAATCTGGGTTGTCTTCTGTTCCTGCTCCTCCAAAGTGATATTGATCATGTGCCATTAGCTTGCCCCTTGTTTATCAATCTCAGACATTTTCTTCTCTATTTTTGCTGCAATGTCTACCATCCAGTCTGGTCCAAGATTTTCTAATATTTGCATTTGCTCTTGAGGCTGCATTGCCGTATACCCTGCCCGCATTATAGAATCTACCATTGCGTCTTCTGGATACGTTAGCATTATACGTTCTCTTACTTTGAGAATTGAGTCAAAGATAGAGTTATCAAGTCTCTCAGGATAAGATTCTTTTGCCATTATACCCCTGCCGGTGGTTGTATATTATTTAGTGGGTTTTCTTCAGGAACAGGTAGTGGTGTAGCATTATCCGCCATACCTTGATCTGCCCCCATTTGTGCTAGTAATTCTTCCATTTGCATCTGTTCTGCAGGTGGCTGTAATGGTGCTGCAGATTCTGGTGCACCCATCTGACTCATCTGACCTCTCATAGCCATTTGCTCAGGGGGTACTGCTGATGCTGCTGCCGCAGCTAATTCATCTTGCACCATCTGTTGTATACTATTTCGCTGTGCAATTGTCTGTAGCTGAGTACCAATAAGCTGCTGCATGACCATCGGATCATCCTCTGCTCTTGTTGATAGAATCTCATCTCTCCATGATTCTGGGTCTTGTGCATTAAGTAGCCGTCGCATAACAACCTTAGTCGGCATAAGTTCTGAGTTCTTGAGGGTAGCTGCAGCTGCAACATTGCGTAGTTCCTCAAGTGGGAACCGCGCTCTAAGGTGTACTTTTGTATTACGCATTCCCTTAGTGTCTTTACCCTTGACGTTAAACGCGAAGGACTCGACGTTATCTTCTGAGTCCATCCGACCCATTACTTCGATATTGTCGTCCCATGAGTATCGTTGAGCTAACCCAACAACTTTTGAGTTAATATCTTCTAATGCCACCTGTGCGTTCTCGACAGGTTTAAACACTTTAATGAGCGAAGCCTGTTGCTGCGCGATAGTATCAATACCACTCTGTCCTGCCTGTGGTAGGGAAAATCCTTCCTCATCTATCTGTATGCGGAAGAATTGTGTAAGTTGGTCTAGATCAGGCAGTGTTCCCCTAAATTGTAGGTAGTACACATCCTCACCTTCGAGAATCTCGATTGTACCTGATCCCGGTTCGATGTCTACCGGCTCGTCATTAACGCGCCTAATAACCATTGTGGGATCTGCATACAAGTCTGCGATACGCATGTGCCTATTGAGTAACCACTCCATTTCGGCCACGCTATCGACGAGAGCATAGTTGACAGATAAACCCATGTTTCCACCTACTTTCGAGGTGGTTTTTGCACAATGGAATATTGTGAAGGGTAGACAATCGTAGAAAAGCATAACAGACGGACGCATCACAAATTGTTTATTTGCAACTACTGCATGTATAATGTGGTCACCTTCCCACGCCCAGTAGTCAACTACTTCGACTTCCTTTTCTGGATGTAGTGGTGTTGTCCAATCTAAATCTTCATCTAATCGTTCGGCATCATTATAATTGAGAGTAACACCCCATTGTTCTTCTACTTCGTATACCTTCATCCAAGTACGATGTACGATAGCTTTCCATTGTTCGTGTGTTCCTCCGGCTATGGGGAACACCTCACTAGGGTCAATACTCTTTATTTCAATTGGAAAGTGATACATAGGGCGGTCACCCTGAAATTCTTCATCATTATCTGCATATGAGTTACGTGACCATGTAGTTCGCAAAACACCCCAACCATAGAGAAGTTGGTTGAATATTGCATCATGGACAGGGTTAGAACCCCATCTACGTGTATTTAACTGGTAGACGCTGTGCAGCATCTTCACTACTTTATCTGCACGGGATGAACCAGAGAGTACTTCGATGATTGGATCTTCACCTGTCATCATAGTATGTGCTCGTTGTACAGATGAGAATGGTATATTAAGTGTAACTAGGTGTTCATTCTCAATGTTTGTTGTATTATCAATCTGCTCAGAGATAGGCACGTCGGCTGTCTTTGGTACGGAACGGTCGTAGTGATCACGGTAGTACCAGCGTTCTTGTCGCTGGAATTCTTGGTCTCTTTCAAAATAAAAGCTAAGTCCAAATTTTAAGTCAGCCTCTATACGATCTAGAAACTTATCATCACGCTCTTCATTAGCTTCAATCTCGGCTTCACCTTCACCGACCTCGACTCCCTTAGCGTACAGTATTTCTCTCATTATCTATGCCTCGTGCCAAAGTGCTTTTTCATAACTTGTTTGCGGCGTGGTCGTCCTCGGCTAGTAATTGCAACTATATCTTTAGCCATAAGTGCCACTCCCATACTGCTTACTCTATCATCGTGACCTGAACCTTCTGCACCTGTTCGTTGTCCAGTCCTTACGTATGATTGAGCCTCATATACAAAATCCATATCTCTTGCTTTTAAACTACGTTGAGCGATTTCAGTTTGTAACCGACTCTCCATAATTGCTTTTGTCTTGGAATTTGTAGGCCACCCCTCTTTATTATCTCCATCGCCTGTCTTACGGTCTTTCTTATAGATAAAGATATTCTCGTAATTAAAGACATTTTTCAATGCAGATAGCACTGCGTAGCCGTGGTTATTTCTTTCCACAGCTAGCAATGCACGATTAAAACTTCTACCTAACGCCGCAAGAAGTCCTGCGAAAGTATCCGGGTCATAACGTCCTGCAATACTTGCATACTGTTCCCCAGTTGCGGCATCAATCACTTGTGCCACTGAAAAGTCTCCGTTAGGTTCACCACCTGCAGGGTCTGCTCCGACTATAAAACCTTGACCTACTCTTGGTAATGACCAGATTTTTAACTCCGGCCAATCACGCTGCAAATCATGTAAGTATCCATTTCTATTGAAAACTTCACCTACAGTCAAAGGATCTCTACAATGTGTCTCTGCTATATATTGTAACCCATCTAAGTCAAAAATGCAACCCCCTGTAGTAATAAAAGATTCTAAAGGACTAGAAGGGTATTCCTGTTGGAAAAGCTTCTCATCTGTATAACTGGATTTCTTCTCGTGATACCAGTCATCGTCTCTTCCCGGTCTTAAGTGATATGGGAGGAACACACCTTTAAACCCATTATCATTTGCTTCTGCACCCTTCCACATTTTATAGTAGAAATTCCCTAACCCATTTGCAGTGCTAACCCCGATGAACTGACCGCCCGCATCAATAGTTGGTGATAGAGCAGCCCAGTTTTTTTCAGCATGTGGATGGAACGCCCACTCATCTGCGATAACGACAGATGCAGTTTCTGAACGTCCTGCGTCTTCAGTAGCGGGGAGTGCAAATACGACAGAGTGATGTGTCACGTTCCCCTTCTTATTACGCTGTTCGATTTCAAATTCTTTTTTGTTATCGTTGATTAGCGGTCGCCATTTGCGTATCCACTGGGGTAATCGGGAGTATTGGAACTTTACTTTTAATAGGAGTTTCTGAGCTTCATCTTCTCGTTTGGAAAGCATGAGTACGTTTGCGTTATTATAGAACAAAGCTTTATGTAGTGCATAGGATGAGGCACACCAAGATACTCCTAGTTGCCTTCCCTTTAATACAATTATCCTATCGTGCTCTTGGAAGTCACGTAGTAGTTCTTTCTGAAAGTCCCAAAGTTTAAACGGAAATGTTTCAAAAGTTTGCGGGTCGTTGATTTCACAGTAAGTTTCAAGAAAATAAGCTATATCTTCTTTACACTTCAGAATCTCCTCCAGCTGTTCCTTCTGATTCAGCTCTTCGTTCTTCAAGTCTTTCGAGGATGTCATCGAGGTCGTCTGCGCTACCACTCTTATGTGTAACCTCCACTTTGCTCTTTGTTATCCCGCCAAGATCAATTAGCCTGTCAATTGCATACTGTACCACACGTACATTCTGGTGGTCAAGCATTAATAATAGTTTGTGTATTGCTTTCGCAAGACCGAATGCCGTAACTTCTGCAGCCATAATTACTGGCTGTGTTGTAACTTTGTCATACACAAGACGAAAGTTTTCATTGTTCTGTTTCCATGAGTATGCAGTATTAGGGGATACATTACATGCTTCGGCTGCTTGCTTGTCTGAGAGTCCATATAATTTACCGACCAAGAAATTCTCTTGATTATCATTAAGTGTCTCGATCAGACCACCTGCGCCAATAAGCGGATTAGGTGTTACTGACTGCTCTACATCCATTTCAGAATGATCGAGGTCATAGTCCCCATCCATCATCTGAGTTAACGCTGAAAGCGGGTTCGCTGGCATTTTTACTCCATTTGCATGTTTGTGCCATATATGCTATACTTTTTATAATAACATAAGATTGGAGAAATGTCAATGCCTAAGTACAATGATATGGTGCACAAGCGTGTTCATATACATAAATCTACTTCTATGCTCTTAAGTACTATGTCAGAGCTTATGGGTGAATCATATAGAGATACCTTTGAAGCGGCCTTATTGTATGGACTTGCATACATGAATGAATATAACAATATGCATATGACTCAATGGCTAGATGAAGTTAAGCTACCTAAAATAGAAGATGTTGACAAATTTATCAAAGTCAGTTAAAATGTAAATAATGGCTACACCAACATTACTCAACCAAGGCAAAGCTGGTTATAGATCAGAAAAAGAAATATATGATATTCTGAAACAAGCAGGATTTAAAGGCAAAGATCTCGAATATGCTTTTAAAATTGCATATGCAGAATCTATGCATCAACCTCTTATTACAAACGAAACTACGTATGTCGCAGATGGACAAGGTAATAATGTTCCTGTACCCGGAAGAATTTCTTACGGACTTTTTCAAATAACTCAACCTCTTTTAGAAGATTATTACAATGATTATATAGGTGAAGAGAAAAATGTACACGAAAAAAGTATAGAAGACTGGGATGAAAGTGAATTAAGAGAATTTCTAGATCCTTTAAATATAGCTAAATTTACTAAGTACGTTGTAGATAAACTAGGTTGGACTCCTTGGGCAACTGATACTATGTTAGAAAATCTTAAAGGAGACGCTGATACCCCTTCAAAAGAATTTCGACATAAAGGTCCAGAAGAGGCTTATGCTCATAGTCAAAAAATAGATATGGGTGATGGAATAGATTACCCTGCAGCTTACAGAAATTTAATAGAGAAGATGGAAGTAGCTACAACAAAGTTCGCTCAAATAGAAGGAACAGAATATAATTTAGGATTACAGAATTTTCCACTTTCTGACAAAGGATATAAGTTCAAAACAAAATACCCTAATCAAGCCGAATTTGATACATATATGACAGAGAGCACAAAAACAGAAATTCCAACTGCGCTCAAACCCCCAATGTTCCCCTCTCAACAAGAGTATGAGAGTACTGTAAGAAAAAGAACTTCTGATGTTTTAGCTACAGGAACAGACCAAGTAGAGACAGATAGGTTTAAGCCTAAGTTCATGGATCCAAAACCGCAAGGTGGTGCAATTGGTGCACGACAGAATATGGTACAATAGTGTTTATGAAGAAAAACGTCTGTCCAGTATGTGAAGGCCATCTCGTATTCGAGCCCGGACATATGAGCTACAATAACCAAGGTATGTTTTTAATTCATGCGGAGAACCGCATCGTTTGCCTTATGTGTGCTCGATACCGTTACTTAGATGAATACAAGGGCTGTCAAGCGGTGATGGGCCGAACCTCTGCTCTCCCACACTACGTACTAGAATACGCTCCAGAAGGTGCGAAAGAACAGACTGCTGCTGCCGAGCGCAGAGCCAAATATCTATTGACAAAAGCACTCTAATTTGTTATAATGAAAATGACAAGATACCGGCAGTAATCGGAGGATATACTTATGTCTGAAACTTCAGAACAGCGCAAAGCACAAGATAGATATATCACAGACCTACGTGCTAAACACATGGCGCAACAACGTAATAAAATAGATGGTACAAGAAGTGCAGCAACTGATAAAATTGCACAGATGGCAGCAGATTCTTTTGATCGTGTTATCAATGCCAAAGTAGCGAAAGGCAAGAAAAAAGGCAAGTAGGGGGAACTATGAATGAAGTTTTTGAAAAGGTTGTTTACAATACCTAATATCCGGTTACCGGCGATTAAGTTTAAATCAAGGGATTGGCAAACACCAAAAGTAGACGTAGGTATGCCCAACGTCATGAATGTAGGAAAGGTACCGGACATTAAAGTTCCAAGTTTAAAAGGCACTAGAATTGTAGGTGGTGTATGGAAAGTAGGTACATTTGGTGTCATTATTGGTATCCTTGTTACAGGATTCGCAATTGGTACCGCGATCAGAGGACTGAACGCAGCTCCGATATGGCCTGAACCTGCTAGCTATAACGCAGCAGCTGTTGAACCAGACCGAACCCTGCAAGTAGGTGATGAGTGGGTGTTTGCTGATAACACACCCGCTGACGAACGAGAGCTACAAACTCACACGCTACAGCTAAACGTATCGGGTGCACGAGCCGCAGACATTACTATCTCTGGTCTAGAGATTGGTAAGGCTTCTGGGCTAACAGACGCAATTCAGATAATAGGTACTGCTGATCATGTACTTGCATGTGATACTGTTATTATTGACAATGTGGAAGCAACTACTTTTAACCTAGCTGCCACAAAGATATATCAACTGAATATTACAAACGTAGCCGCTGATGGTCTTTCCATTGGGCCTACACTATCCAGCACTCCAAAAGACATCACAGTAACTTCTACTCGTGGTGCTGTTAAAATTCCGGGAGTCACTAATGGTTCCTTCGATAAGATTGTCATTAGTACCGCGACTGCAGACAGCTTTTGCCGTACACTTACACTTAGTAACATATCCGCCTTTGGTGGAGGGATTAACCTCGACAATATGGAGATTGGTACTTTAACAATTCAAAATAGTAAAATTGGTAATGGAACAGGCATTGATGCTCCAAGTTTCATAATTGATGCAACTACATTGATCCAATCAATGTCAGCAAGTAATAACTATGAGGCACCAATCACAGTCCAATAGGAGGATAAAATGGTTTCTTGCAATTGCGGCTGCTATGAGCCTGTTCGCACTGCTTCCGAGCGTCGTAGAATCGCCCTTAGCGGTCTTTCAACAAACGTACCCCAACCCGACTCCAGTATTAGTCAAGACGGTGGAGACGCATGGTTTGGAAACTACTCCTGTTGCTCAGAGGGCGGTGAAATCTGTACATGTGGAATTGACACCACAGCAATATGTCGTTGTTCTGGATAGGTGGAACTTTGGTGTTCATCTAGCAGAAACAAGTTGGAGACCATACTTCGGATGGTACGGCATGACTAAGTACAGGGATGAAACAAATGAGTTGTGGAGGTTCATTAGTTGTTTACACGACAGTGACCCTGCAACTCCTTTAACTGTAAAAAGGGATACAGGAGATATCGTAGGCATCTTCCGAATAAATATAAATAAATATTTTTGGATGATAGATTGGTACAATCCATATGAGATTGAGCAGAATATGCAACTAGGTTATTTGATTTGGCAACTCGATGGATGGAGTGCATGGCCTAAAGAGTGTGCTCAGATAATAGAGGGAACTGACAGCAGCGTTCCAATCGAGTGGTTTAAAAATGACTGAAGAACAAGAAGAAGTAAAAGAGGTTGTAGTTACACAGGAGCCACCGCGTTCTGAGGGTACTACAATTACTGGTATCCAGCTCTTAACTGGTATTATCTTCGTTCCCGTTGTAATGGTATGGCTTGCCCTCGGTGCAAGAATCATTTGGTCAGCTACTGAAAATCCAGAAACGTTGAATTCTATTGAAGGGCTTCTCACAGCTTTGGCCGTGCTTTCGCTACCTGTGTCAGCAGGACTAAGTAAACTCTTTGAAGCATTTGGTAACGAGGTAAGTAGCAAACAAAATGAAAAATGAGTTAGCTTTAGTTGGAGCACTAATCCCTATAATCAGTGTAATAGTCTTCGGTATGTACTACGTTAGCACATTACATGGTACAATACAGGCACATGAAGAGGACCTTTACTATAAAGATGCACAAATTGTAGAAGTACAACAACGTATCCTATATTTAGAAGAGGCTCTGGTAAACGTAGTGATAACCAGTGAAACAAATGAACACAGGTTAAATTTGATGGAGGAGATTTTCGACTGATGGAAAAGATAGAAGAGAATGGTGAAGTACTATTTGAGTATGATGCAACAGGACGTGTTGTGGATGCTGAGGTAGACGAAGACGGTTGGGAGCAAATGGTATTTCCAGAGTGGCAGATGCGCTTTGACCCCTCCCTTGGATACGGTGTCACACGCATTAAAGACCGGGAGAGTTACGACAGTTGGAAAGCTGCCCGACCTGCTTGGGATGTATATGACAATGACGAACGTATCCGACTAGGATTGGAACCCTTTAAAACTGTAGAAGAGCACGAAGCAGAAATGGCCGAACGATACGAAGCCGCTACTGCCGCTGGCGCTGCAGCTTGGGAAGCCTTCCTAGCAACGAAAGGTTTGAAAAACGACGGCAGTCCTGAAATGGCGCAAGCTTGGATGGAATATGCCCGAATAATGCAAAACTAGGAGCGACGCGGGGTGGAGCAGTGGTAGCTCGTCAGGTTCATTGTCTGAAGGTCGTCAGGTTCGATTCCGGCCCCCGCTACCAAACTAATGAAACTACTTAAAGATTATTTTCCGATACCGCTTATCCTCTTTGGAGGCATCATGGCTGATGTGTCCAGACACCTCTTTGAGGGTGTTATGACCATTCACATAATCTCGTGGACTTCCGTTGTTGTGGGAGTTATTGGACTTGCACGAATTGTGTGGCAGGTGGTACGAAAATGAGGATAGCATTCTTTGGTTCTCCCGGCTGCGGTAAGTCAACATTGTCACGCCAGATGGCTGCACTGTATGGGGGAACTATGCTATCATTTGCATCACCACTGAGAAAGTGCGTCAGTCAAACTTTCGACATTCCGATGGAAGACTTGACCACAGTGCCGGAAAAATACAAGTGGCGGCAATTGTTGCAGTTTTGTGGCAACAGGATGCGAGATGTAGATGCGAACTATTGGGTCGACATTATGGCCCGCACTATTGATAGTCACCCTCCAAGTACTCATATGTTTCTCGACGATGTTCGTTATCCTAATGAGTATGATGTATTGCGGCAGCGTGGTTTCGAGATGGTCCACGTCGGTACCAATCCCAGTGTCACATCCAACGCGATCACAGCCGACGAAAGAAGAGATAGTAGCGAACAGCATTGGCGAGACTTCACAGAAGATTATTACGTTCCGTGGCGGCACGACAAAGCTATGAGAGTGCACAGATTGTGTGAGATAAGAGAAAAAGTTCTTGTATGAAAACAGTATATTATCATCCTTGGTGGCCATGGCTCCATGCAATAGGTTCGTCGATAAATCCAGACCCATTAGATAACCCTCTATTTATGGAGAATACTTTTATACCTCCAACCACATATCTACAATATCTAAAAGACCAAAATATGTGGGAAGGGTGGGAACATGAGGTATGTCCTGCTCTTGCTCACTTTGCAGATAATACGTTTGTCTTTTATGCCCAAAACAATCTAGATTATCGTTTAAATGAAGAAGACGACATAGAGCTTTTTATGGATGAGCACCGTAATAAAGTTTTTGACATGTCGCTGTTTTCGAGGCACACAGTCCCCAAAAACGACAATATGGTTTTACAGTTTTATCCTCGATATTTACTATGGACCAAACATAAAGAAGCATGGGTAGAGATGATGCCAGTTCCTAATGGCCCTATGGCACAACTACCAGCATTGTTCCCCCTTGGTAAATGGTCTCGTTCTGTACATGCAACTCCTATATCAAAAAGAAATCAACGTGTAACTACGAAACGAGGTGACGCTCAATTTATGATTAGATTCCCAGATAGAGGTGAAAGGTACCAGCTGAAAATGAAACGTCCATCAGAAAAAGAGATGATAGAACAAGAGCAGCACCATCAACTCAAGCAGTTTCTTCCACACATCTCATGGAGTATCATGACTAAGAAAGAAGAAAAGAAATGTCCATTCAGAAAGTTTTGGTGATATATGTATAATTATAGAGTTTATTTAGAGCGCGTCATTGACGGTGACACTTGCGACGTAACCATTGACTTGGGCTTCGACGTACAGATGAAACACCAGCGCATTCGATTTTTCGGCCTCAATACACCGGAGAGTCGCACAAGAGACCTCGAAGAAAAAGCACTTGGCCTACTAGCCAAGGACTACACAAAGAAGATGCTGGAAGAAGCCGAAGAGATAATACTTATTTCGCACGAACGCGGCAAGTACGGCAGAATCTTGGGGGAACTCATCTGTGATGGAGTCAACCTAAACGACAGCCTGATAGCCGACGGCCACGCCGTTCCCTACTTCGGTGGCAAAAGATGAACGAAGTTGAGATGGTTTTTCAAGATACGCTTTTTCAAGATATGCCAAAAGAGGCAAATACCGATTTTATTTGGGGTGACTTTATACCAGAAAAAACTGTTGATGATATGGTCGAATTTATAACAGAGTACGGGTATATGTTTCATAGCCGAGAAGGAATCACTACTCAAGGAGTCCGAAAAGACCGCAAAGAATCTATTGACACTACTTTAAGTACTACTATACGACATCCTGCTACGATTACTTTTTTGAATAACCTTCAAGAAGTACTAGATAAGTATATGGAAAAGTTCCCTTGGAGTACTGCGTATGGTAGATTTCGTAACAGTCCACATTATAATCATCAATCATACCCTATTGGCGGCGGATATAAAACTTGGCATACTGAACGCTCTGACGCAAGTCCTGCAGTAGGCAATAGACTCTTTGCATGGATGACCTACTTAAATGACGTCCCGGACGGGGGAACCGAATGGTTTCATCAAAGCTTGTACGTTCCTGCACAAAAAGGCTATACGGTCATTTGGCCCGCAGACTGGACACACACCCATAGAGGCCGCCCATCTCCTACTACGGAAAAACAAATCCTGACTGGCTGGTTTGAATTTACATAGTGGCACACTTATGCCAGTGCTAGAAAAAAAGTGAAATTTCTGGATCTGTCGAGTTACCTATTTTTCTTTTCTTATTTTCGCTCCGGTACCCTACGCAAGGGGGGGGG